TGGGTCTTGGTCTAGGTCTAGGTCTAGGTCTTGGTCTGGGTCTAGGTCTAGGTCTTGGTCTGGGTAGGGAGTTAACCATGATAATAAAAAGGCGTGGCTACTGGTCTAGGTCTGGGTCTAGGTCTAGGTCTTGGTCTAGGTCTAGGTCTTGGTCTAGGTCTTGGTCTAGGTCTAGGTCTAGGTCTAGGTCTGGGTCTTGGTCTTGGTCTGGGTCTTGGTCTTGGTCTTGGTCTGGGTCTTGGAGTAACTAAGGAGAAGTGAAAATGAACATCAAAGACTATCAAGTATGGACACGAGAAACTGCTATCTATCAGTGGAAAGTATTCTACCCTGCCATGGAGCTATCAGGTGAGGCAGGTGAGATATTAAATCAAGTTAAGAAGGCTCATCGTGATGACGACAATCAGTTCACCGAGGAACGAAAGACAGCCTTGAAGGCTGAACTAGGTGATGTGTGCTGGGCTTTGTGTCGATTGGCTGATGATCTAGGGTTTGACATGGAAGATATCTTACAGTATAATCATGACAAGCTGATGGCTCGAAAGGCTGCTGGTACAATTCAAGGTTCGGGAGATGATAGATGAATATATTCAGACTAGATAATGATCCAGTCAGTGCTGCTATATATCAATGCGACAAACACGTTGTCAAGATGTGCCTGGAAACGGCGCAACTTTTATCCACCACTCATCGCGTACTTGATGGTGATGAAGCCTCGCCAGTACTGTACAAAGCGACACACAAGAACCACCCTAGTGCCATCTGGGCTAGGGAGAATTCAGCTAACTATCTGTGGTTGCTTGAACATTTCGATGGTTTGCTATCTGAGTATCAATACAGATATGGTAAGCGCCATGCGTGTAATCGTCTGATGCCTGTACTAGAGTTCTTGCCGAAGAACATCGAGCATGATATACATGAGACACCGTTTCGACTGGCGATGCCGAAAGAGTATCACCATCCTAACCCAGTTAAAGCTTACCGTGATTACTACTGGAAGGAGAAGCGGTACATGGCTAAGTGGTCGGCTGATAGGACACCCGAGTGGTGGGAAGATTACGAAGTAGCTGAGGATATTTTTGATGTCTAAATTTTATTACGACGATGATGACGAAGACGAGATTGACGACGAAGAAGAGGTCATGAGAATCCTAGATGAGTTCTGGGATAATTTCGCGGAGGAATGGTATGAAAGGGAAAGGGAGGACGAAGACTACACGATTGAATCCTATCGCAAAGTCTTTGAGATCACCGAATCTGAAGATGCAGACAGTTCCTAACAAAAAGAAAGAGGCCAAGCATGATCGAAGATATGATAACGAGTATGATGCTCACCGAAGGGGATACGAAAAGGCTTGACTGTCCTCATTGTGGTGGCAGAAATACATTCACCCTGTCTATTCGAGAAGGCAAGGCACTTTGGAATTGTTATAAAGCATCCTGCCGAGCACGAGGTGCAACAGGTGTTAGGTCTAGTAGATCCGATCTTATCAAACGGATACAGCGTACCAGTCTCACGTCAGGAAAGAACATGATCTATGAGAAACCTTCTAACTTCTCGACGTACTTCCCTGAGAAGATGGTCAAGTATATGGATAGGAATCATGTGACCCAGGCGTATCGAGAGGGGCTGGTTGAGTTGTACCATGACATCCTACAGGACAGGTGTGTGTTCGTCATAAAAGCCTCTGAGAAGCCCGTAGACGCTGTTGGAAGGGCGTTGGGTAGAGGAACTAAATGGCACCGCTATTCAGGCACTCGTGAGCCGTTTCTGTGCGGCTATGGGGATCTTCTATATATCGTAGAGGATGCGGCATCAGCCTGTGCTGTCAGCCAGTATGGAGTGGGCATGGCTTTATTGGGTACCAGCTTAACTGATCGTGCTCTTGAGGTAGCCAAAGGGTATAGCAGGTGTGTAGTATGTTTGGATAAAGACGCTAGTAAGAAAGCTTTATCCTTGACAATGAGGCTGAAACAGTATACAGAAACAACCATGCGGCTGCTCAATGCAGACCCAAAAGAATATCCTGAAGGAGTACTTGGATGAATAATGTGGTAGAGATGAACCCGAAAGAACGAAGAGACGTACCAACATCAAACCTGTTGCTTGAACTGTTCTTGGACTATGACTTCTGGAAAGATCATAACCATATGATCTCAAAGGATTATTTCGAGAACGAGAGCCGGAAGATTTACGATACTATCTGCCTGGCTCATGAGAAGTTCGGACATGATCTCACCGTAGCTGAGGTTGAAGCCTTGCTACTGGCGAACAATCCATTGCTGACCACTGCCAATCGCGTATCTATCTTAGATATCACCCGAAACATGCATGGGTCGTTATCGCCAGACATAGCTAGAGAAGTATTGAAGTCAGCTTTCCGAGAGTATGTCGGGCAGACTATCGCCGAGCTAGGCATGAACCTGATGAACGGTGACGCCCAAGACTTGTCGGAGATCCAAACCCTAGTTGAAAGGTATCAAGACGGGTTCCAACCTGATGAAGTCCTGGTCGAAGTCAGCATGGAGTACGATGATGTCTTTGATGAAAGCGAGGACGACTATCCTTGGAAGTGGAACCTAACCGCTTTGAATAACTTGGTTCCTGGCATCGGCCCCGGCACTCTAACCACCGTCTTTGCCCTTGTTGAAACAGGTAAGTCAGCCTTCGTTGTGTCGACAGGGTTTGGTCCTGATAGCTTTCTCGCGCAAGGCGCAAAGGTTATGATGATCTGTAACGAAGAGCCAGCTAAACGAACCATTCAGAGATCGATCATGTCTCATTGTGGATTCAATCTGAAGATGGCGTTTCAGAACAGGGATTATGGCAAGAGAATCTGGAACCATGTGAAGAGCCGTGCTATCATTCGTGATGCTCAAGACTACCCCACAATGGATGCGGTCGAGGCCTTGGTCAGAAAGATGAAGCCTGATATCCTAATCATCGATCAGCTTGATAAGATGCAGGTCAACGGTACCTTTGCACGTGATGATCTTAGACTAGGTGAGGTGTACCGTAAGGCTAGGTTCATGGCTAAGAAGCACGACCTTGCTGTTATTGCAGTGTCCCAGGCCGATGCTACTGCTGATGGTCGTACAGCTTTACGATTCACGCAGATGGCTAACAGTAAGATCGGTAAAGCAGCCGAGGCTGATGTTATCATTGGTATTGGTAAGGAGCAGACTGATACAGGAGAGGACAACTTCCTCCGGTATCTTTATGTGAGCAAGAACAAACTTGGAGGACGGCATGGTCGGGCTACCGTACAGATCCAGCCTGAAGTTTCTCGGTACACTGACTAGGGAGAAATAAAATGGAAAATAAACCCGTTCCTCTACTAAAAGTTATAAGAGAAAAGTGTCTCGACTGTTGTTGTGGTAGTGCGGTAGAGGTAAAGCTCTGTCACATAAAAGATTGTCCATTATTTCCATACAGAATGGGTAAAAATCCATTCCGTAAGAAGCGGGTGCTATCAGAAGAACAGAAAAAGTTAGCCGCAGTCAGATTAAATGCAGCCAGGGATAAAAAAAGACTTGACAAATGAGATTCCCTGTGGTATATAGGTTGATACCGATTGGGAATGATATATAATATATTATATATTAATATTATATATATATATATTATATAGAGATGTTATCTTCAGATATCTTTATATCTAAATAAGGATACAGGAAGATAACATAACGAACAGAAAGGTAAGACAATGAAGATAGGTAAAGTGGAGATAGGAATTGTTGTAGTTGCGATTGTATTAGTATGCGTACTCTTCTTAGCTGGGTCTGCACAATCTCAAACTCCACAGAACTGTAGACCGTATGAACAAACACATAAATTACTAAAGGAGAAAATGAATGAGTCTCCTGTGTTTACGGGGTTAAGTGTGTCTGGACATCTAACCGTGGTGTACTTCAATTACAAGACAGGCAATTGGTCGGCTGTAGTTATCCCACCGGTTGATCCAAAGATGATGTGTATAGTAGATCACGGTACGGATTCGTATGTTCGCATAAGTGCACGGGAGAGTGAGATTGAATTTAATGACTAGATACTTTGAACATGTGGGTTCAGGCTACTACGTGGAGGTTGTACAACAAAAGACAGGCTTTCATACGAGGATCTTCTATGCTACAAGAGTCAACGATCTTTATGGTCATGGGCCAGTCTATCCCTCGGTCTATGTCTGTAACACAAAGGAAGAGTTAGATGCCGCGATAAAGAAAGCTTCTAGCAGAGACTTCGGACTCTGGGGTTCGGATGAGGATTATTAAATGAGTAAATATTCGGAGTTGATGATGATCAAGCATGAACCTCTATTTGACACTCAAAAGGTTTGCGAACACTATACAGAAAAAGATGGTGTTCCTATTACCTATGTGTGTACAAGTGCTCTGGGCAATGAGGCATGGGCAATGGATATCTTTTACAGAGAGACTCCACATCCTGAGTTTGGTAACCATTACTTTGGATTATATTACAATATGGTTGATACACGAGTAACACAAAAGCCAGAAATTATGATTACCAATGCAGATCGAATTGAATCTGTAGAGTTTGGGCTTGTTGAAGATGATACTGGTGATCTACAGTACAGTGCACATCGCCATGATTATAAACGGTTTGAGAACGGTAATATGATTGATGGTGGTCGTGCTTATATCAGATGTGCGGCGAATAAAGTTAAACACTACGTTGTTCGCAATGGCGAAATGGTTGAGGTTGAAGTTGCTGATATTGAGGAGATTGAATAAATGTCTGATATGATAGATTACTATGAAGAAGTTTTACTTCTTCGCAAGAAGGTTGAGAAGTACGAGACTCTTCTAACTAAAGCTTCCATTCTAAAAGGAGATAAAAAAATGGACGTAAATACAATCAAACACATTCTAGAATTTCTATCAAGAGTAGATCTGAAGGGATCTGAAGCCCCCACTTTTATGGCGGTTGTAGAAAAGCTTCGTGCTCACGCAGCTTCTCTTGACCTACCTGCGGAGCAAGCAGACACAGCTTCGTACATGCACGGCAGACACGAAGAAGATACCTTACCTGATGCGTAAGTACTACAAGCTAGTAATCAAAAATAAGATTAACTGGGTTAGAGAAAAACTAAATGCGTAGATACTATAGACTAATCATCTCTCGACCAACTGGGGGCGTTAATAACTACCCCTTTAACACGTTGATATCGTGTAAGGCAAGCGCCAGGAAGATCGGCAAACCGGGAGATCGCATTATCATTTACGAGATCTTCGAAGATGAACAGAACACTCTGTACGACTACATAATGGAGGATTGGAATGGCTAAAGGAAAGAAGTCTTCAGGTAAGCACTACGTTTCCAAAGGTGAACGACCTAATGTAAAGCGGTCAACTCTTAAAGCGGTTAAGCGGGATCGTGATCTAGTGCAGGGTGCTCTGTACAAACAAGCTGCGGAGGGTAAGAAGAAGTGAAGGAAGAACTCTTAGATAAGATGTTTTGGATAGCACACTCAGTTGCTATCGCATCGGAGGGAACTGGTAAGAGGAACAGTTATCGTCTCGGTGCTGTCCTCTTTGATAAGAATGGTAAGATTTTCGCGGCTAAAACTAACTCAAAGAAAACCCATCCAGCCCTCTCTCGGTACACCGACTATCCGTATCAACACGCAGAAACCGCTTGCATTCTCGGCCATGGTATGGATAACTGCGAAGGGTTGAACTTAATAGTGGTGAGGGTCTTGAAAGATGATTCACTCGCACTATCTAAACCTTGTGAAGTATGCCAAGCGGTTATTGCAAGGGCCGGTATCAGTGAAGTTTACTATACACAGGACGATGGTAGAATAGGATGTATGACGTAGTTATCGATTTGGAAGTTGACTTGGGAGGGGATCGTACTGATCCCACTCCTTACCGGAAAGAGAATATCTTATCCGGTATCGGTTGGAAGAAGAGCACAGATACTAACGTAAATATCTGGGAGAACGGACAGGATATACACCCCTTTATAGACGACCTTGTCGGTGCTCGTTACGCAGTATTCCACAACGCTAAGTTCGACATCTCATGGCTGCGGGAGTGTGGCATACACGTCACCGGTAAGATCATTGACACCATGATCAATCAATACGTTCTCAATCGTGGAGTTCGAAGCCCACTCAGCTTGAAGCATCTAGCGGAACACTACGATGTTACGAGAAAGACGGATGATCTTGAAGAAGCATTACAGAAGGGCATGAACTGGAGCGATCTCGATCCTGTTACTAGGCGTAGGTATCTTACAGCGGATGTTAACGCAACCGCCGAGATCTATGAAAAGCAGATGGCTTTGTTTGAGGAGGACGCTAGCTCATCCTTGGTCCCGATTCGTGACTTGATGGCTGAGTTCTGTTCCGTCTTAACTGATATCGAACGTGCAGGTATGGCTATCGATATTGATATGTTAGATATCGTTGATCAGGAATACGCTCAAGAAGAAGCGACGTTGCGGAGTTATCTGACAAGCCAAGTACGAGATCTCATGGGTGATCTAGATGTAAATCTATCTTCACCAGAACAGATGTCCCAGGTGGTATACTCTTGTAAACTCGTGAATAAAAATCTCTGGAAGGAGATTATGAATATCGGAGTTGACCATAGAGGTAAGCCTCTACGACGACCGAGACTTTCTCTGAAAGAATTCAAGGAAGCACTTACAAAATGTTTCAAACGCTCTCGCAAAGTCCGATCTCAAAAATGCCCATCTTGTTTTGGGCGAGGTAATTACTTTAAGCTGAAGAAGAGCGGAGAGAATTTCAAGAAGCCTTCGACTTGTCCTGGTTGCAAGGGAAAAGGATTTATATATCAAGACCTTACTGACAGGGCTGGGTTAAACATCCAACCAACAGTTGCTTTGGCTTCTGCTGGTGGGTTTAAAACTGACAAGCTAACTTTGAATACGCTCCTTAGTAAGAGTAAGAATGAGAAGACAAAGAAGTTTCTCGGGGCGATTGTCCGACTGTCGGCAATTGAAACTTATCGATCCTCTTTTATTGAAGGTATTAAGAAAGGTATTAAAAGCGATGGTTTACTTCATGCTAATTTTAATCAGTGCATTACTGCTACAGGTCGTCTAAGTTCTAGCAACCCTAACCTACAGAACATGCCCAAGGGCAGGTTGTTTCCTGTACGACGAGCTTTCGTGAGCAGATTTTCTGGAGGAGACTTAGTTGAAATCGACTACAGTCAGTTAGAATTTCGTGTCGCAGGTATACTGTCACATGATCCCGTTATCAAGGAGGAGGTTGAGAATGGTTTCGACGTTCACGCATACACTGCAAAGGTTCTTACCGACAACGGTGAAGCGACGGAGCGTGGCCCCGCCAAGGCCAGCACTTTCAGACCCCTATACGGGGGATCTCAAGGTAGTCCCGCGCAGATGGCCTACTTCGATGAGTTCTTCAAGAAGTATAAAGGAGTATTTTCATGGCATGATAGGCTTCAGAGGGAGGCGATAACATTTAAACGAGTCACGACCGCCACCGGAAGACAGTTTGATTTCCCCGACTGTGAAAGGCAGCACAATGGTACCGCCTCGTTTAAGACACAGATCGTTAACTATCCGGTGCAGTCAGTTGCCACCGCAGAGATTGTACCTCTCGGTGTTATTCTACTGTTCAACAAGATGAAGGAGATGGGTTTACGCAGTAAGGTGATCAATACTGTACATGATTCTGTACTTATCGACACGCATCCAGAGGAGTTAGCTATTGTGAAGCAGATCGGTCCCAAGTGTTTGCTCGATGCTCAACGAGAAGCCCTTGACAGATTTGGTTTGGATACCTATATACCGTTGGATGTCGAGATGTCTCGCGGAAAAAATTGGATGGAGCAAGAAGATTTTGCTTGACTTTTCAGATTCAGTATGTTATAAGCACGTCAACGTTCAGACAAAAGGAGAAACAGAATGAACGCACAAGACCTAGTTACCTTCGATGTTCAAGGCGGTGATCTATCAGCACTGTACACCATTTCAGAAAGTGGTCCTCGCCTAGCAGAACTTAAACTAAATCGAGAGACTACCGTAGAGCACAACGAGAAGGACTGGACTGTCCCTGCTCCTGGAGTTAAGATTGAGAATGCAGACTTTGGGGTTGCTTACGGTACGGACGTAAAGATCCGTATCTATCTGGATACCATGCAGACTTCTGTCTTTGATTCAGATCAGAACAAGTATGCCAATATGTCGCAGCATTTTAAATCTTTCGACCAGTCTGCTTTAGATTGGCAAGGAGGAGATAAGTGTGGCTGGATTCCTTCTAAAGAGCGAGAGAAGTTACGAGGAAAAGATCCGGTGACGTTTGCTAACTTGAGTAAGGTTAAGCTTGGACGTAACGTATTCGGTACAGTAACCATCTCTGATGCGGTACAGCCTGATGGTACACCTGTAGAGGTGACAGACTTACCCGTGCGTATGCGTCTTGGACCTTCAAACTTCTATGAGATCTCTCAGGTTATGGGCAAGATGGTTCGTCAGCAGTGTATGCCTATCCATCATGATATCAAGCTATCATACGTTATCGAGAAGCGTGGTTCTAATCGTTTCATTGTATTGAAGTACGAGCCAGATCTTGTTAATATGCACACACTTACGGATGAAGGAAAGGATACCCTTCAAAGCTTTCTTGATCTTATCAAGATTGAGAACGAGAAAGTTGTTGAGAAGATGCGAGAGAACATGGTAACGACGATGCATGATGACTTTGAAGATGTAACTGAGGTAGCATAATGAATGCTATACAGGAAAAGATGGAGGTCTTCTTAGCAGGTAGTCCCAAGATCCCAGAAGACATTATCTTTAGAGCCAGTCAGATGTTTAACTCTAAGCTGACTAAGTTCAATTGGTCGGGCCGGAAGCGGGGGGGATTACCCTCCCTCTCCCAGGTCGGGAAGCCTTTTTGCCAGCTTCATGCAGAAAAGCTAGGTTGGGAAAGGGTACAGGAGTCTGACACGTTTAAGGTTAAGATGCTGTACGGTGATATGACAGAAGTCATCGCCGTCGCTATGTTACTAGCGGCAGGTATCGAGATCGTAGAGTTGAATATGCGTGTTCAGATGCCTATCAGCGATAACGAAAAACTATCCGGTGAACTAGACCTAATCATTAAGGATGGTAACACATACTCTGTATGGGATATCAAGAGTGCTTCAAAGTTTGCGTTTGAAAAGAAGTTTGTTTCTTACGACGCACTAAAGAATAATGATGACTTTGGATATCTACCTCAGTTGTTTGGATATACTGAGGCTGTTGCTGAAACTTATCCAGGTGTTAAGGCTGGTGGTTGGATTGCTATCAACAAAGAAAGCGGAGAACTGAAATTTGTTTTAGCTGATGCAGACGATCAAGTAGAGTACGTTGACAAAATAAAGAACACGATTACCAAGTTAAAGGATGCAAATGAAGATAACTTTGTACGAGGATTTGAAGATGTTGAAGAAGTCTTCTACAAAAAGCCAACCGGCAATCGTAAACTAGCAATCAACTGTTCGTACTGTGGGTTTAGGCAGAAGTGTTGGCCTGGACTACGTTACGAGCGCAACCCTAAATCAAGGTCCGCAAATGCCTACAATTTCTACACGGTCTTCCAAGAAGAAGATTAAGACTTCTTCGGCGAAGGCCAAAGGTAGGCGTCTCCAGCAGTGGGTACGTGACTATCTTCACACCAATCTAAAAGGAATAGAACCGGATGATGTCACGTCTACCCCTGGGGGAGTTAATGGCCCGGACATTGGATTGAGTCCTCTTGCGAGAAGGTTGTTTCCTTGGACAGTAGAATGCAAGTCTAGGTCATCCTTCGCGGTGTATGCCGCATTAGAACAGGCAGAGAATAATCTACTTGACAAAACTAGACCAGTGGCTATATTAAAGGGTGATCGCAAACGACCGCTGGCACTACTATACGCCGATGACTTTATGGAGATGACATGTCAAAACGTAAAACTAAAAAGATAATGCACGAACTAGCTTTACCTGATAATACTTCAGCTATCTTCTTCCATTTTAACGAAGACACCGGACTGATTGAGGTGTTCTTGGGAGACTTCTCAACCGACGAAATTAAGAACAGTGAGGGCTATCTACAGAAGAGGGCTCTAACTGACCATATCGAGTCTGTTTTAGGGGAAGTAATTCAAGATGCTATTGACGATGCTAACGAGGGCATCGAGGTTGATGAACCTCAGCGCGTAAAGGTTGAAGGTAACGTGTACAGTGTAAATTTTTCTAAGGAGATCCACTGATGGCCCGAACTCGTGACATCTTGTTAGAAGAGGCTGGCGATTTAATTAACAAACAGAGAGAGACGGATTATGGCGAAGCTTCGAAGAACTTTCAGGACATTGCCACTGGTTGGTCCATCATTTTGGGTACCACTGTTGACCTAGAAGATGTGGCGTTAATGATGGCATGGTTAAAGATTGCTAGATTATTCAAGAGTCCTAATCATAGAGATTCTTGGTTAGACCTGATTGGATACGCTGCTCTAGGCGGCGAACTAAGTGAGCGATAAGGAGAAAATATATGTCGAACTTAGAAGATCTTGAGAAAGAAATTAAGGAAAAGACAGACGAGTTAAATCGTCTGAAGTATAAAAGCTTTTATGAAGCTAAGGATGCGTACAAGGAAGCGTACTCTGAAGCAGAGAAGGCGTACACTAATCTTCAGCGGGCGTCTACTGCCCTTGTCCGAGAGCGGTCTAAGATCCAGAAGACAGATGTTTCTGTATCTTCTTTAGATCTTTTCGATCCTTTCGGTAAGGTCTTCCGTACACTACTGTCGACGTAACATGAAGGTTAGAGTGAGAATATACGCCACCATAGATAGTGAGGCGTACTGGGTTCCAGCAGACGGTGCTCTAGGAGTAGAATCTGATCTAGAGGATTTACTCCTAGACGCTGTTGAAGAATGTTTAGATGGTATTGAAATTAAAAAAATCGAGGTAAAAGTATATGACAATGTTTAAGTCTAATAGGAACCCAATGTTCCGCTCAAAGTTTTCAGAGGATATCTTTAATCTAAAGTATTCACATACAGGCTGTGACACATGGCAGCAATTGGCTAGTGTTTTAGTTAAGGATGTCTGCGGCAATCTTCGTGACGATGAAGAGAACCTAATGTCTGTTTCAGAACAGCACCAACTGACTGAGTATATTAAGGATCTAAAGTTTGTACCCGGTGGTCGTTACCTATACTATGCCGGTCGTAAGAATCGATTCTATAACAACTGCTTCTTGCTTAAGGCAGAGGAAGATAAGCGAGAGGATTGGGCTAACCTATCCTGGAAGTCTGAGTCTTGCCTTATGACCGGTGGTGGTATCGGTGTAGACTACAGCGTGTACCGAGAGTCAGGCCGTACTTTAACTGGTACGGGTGGTGTTGCGAGCGGTCCTATCCCTAAGATGCAGATGATCAATGAGATCGGTCGTCGTGTAATGCAGGGTGGATCTCGTCGCAGTGCCATCTATGCCTCTCTAAATTGGAAGCACAATGATATTCCCACCTTCTTAACTGCTAAGGATTGGGATCGAATCCCTGTCGGTAATACCGGCTACACATTAAAGCAGATTAAAGAGCAGGATTTTAATTTCATTGCTCCCCTTGACATGACCAATATCAGCGTTAACTATGATACTGAATGGTTATTGAACTACTGGAAAACGGGTGACGTTGGTGAGGTGTTCTTGAAAAATGTTGAGCAAGCACTTCGATCTGCGGAACCGGGCTTCAGTTTTAACTTTATGGAAAATGAAGATGAGACGCTACGGAATGCCTGTACTGAAGTTACTTCTGCTGATGACAGCGATGTGTGTAATCTGGGTAGTATTAACTTGGGTCGTATTGAATCGATCAGGGAGCTTGCCGATGTTGTCGAACTAGGTACTAAGTTTCTAATCTGTGGTACCCTACGTGCTCAACTACCTTACGATAAGGTTTATAAGGTTCGTGCTAAGAACCGTCGATTAGGGCTGGGTTTAATGGGTATGCACGAATGGCTTATCAAGAGAGGTGGCAAGTATGAAGTTAACGAAGAGTTGCATCGATGGTTATCAGTCTATCGAGGAGTATCAGATAAAGCCTCTGCACGATTTGCTGATCAACTTTCCGTATCTCGTCCCGTTGCAAACCGAGCAATCGCTCCAACAGGAAGCATTGGCATCTTGGCTGGCACTACTACGGGAGTCGAACCCTTATTTGCGGTAGCTTATAAAAGGAGGTATCTAACTAACGGAACACGATGGAAATACCAGTATGTGGTTGATAGTGCAGCACAAGAACTTATCGACATTTATGGAGTAAAACCGGAGTCGATTGAGTCAGCACTTGATCTAGCCCCGGACTATGAGAGGCGCATTAAGTTTCAAGCCGATGTCCAGGACTACGTCGATATGTCTATCAGCAGCACTATTAATCTTCCAGAGTGGGGCAGCAAGACCAACAATCCGGATACAGTAAAAGATTTCGCCAACACACTGGCAAAATATGCACACCGGTTACGTGGTTTCACTTGCTACCCAGATGGAGCACGAGGTGGTCAACCGCTTACTCCAGTATCTTATAATGAAGCAGTAGATAAACTTGGTGAGGAATTTGAAGAACATGTTACGACGCATGACATCTGTGACATTACAGCAGGAGGGACTTGTGGTGCGTAAAAAATGGCCTTATCCGATGTCGGATATTGTCCAGCAAGGTCGGGAGGGGTTTCGAAAGAACGGTCGGAATCCCTACCCGGTCCACTCTGACCGAGCTAGAGAATGGGAGCGAGGTTACAACCAAGCCTACTATGAAAACTTAGCAAGACTGGAGAATGTAAATGCCGTTTGATCCTGGAGACTATGAAGCGAATAAAGAGAAGAAACGTGCACGGCAGAAAGCATACAGAGAAGCAAATAAAGAGAAAGAAGCTGCACGACAGAAAGCATACAGAGAAGCAAATAAAGAGAAAGAAGCTGCACGGCATAAAGCATACAGAGAAGCAAATAAAGAGAAGATAGCTGCATGTAATAAAGCATACTACGAAGCAAATAAAGAGAAGCTAGCCGCACAGCAGAAAGCATACTATGAAGCGAATAAAGAGAAGCTAGCCGCACAGCAGAAAGCATACAGAGAAGCAAATAAAGA